CCGCAAGCCGACCAGCAATTCCTTGAAACCCGCAAATTTCAGGTTTCCGAGATTTGTCGCATCTTCCGCGTGCCTCCGCACTTCATTTTCGAGCTTGACCGCGCCACATTCGCGAATATCGAGCAGCAATCGCTCGAATTTGTCATCTACAACCTGCGTCCATGGCTCGTGAAGTGGGAGCAGGAGATGAAGCGCAAACTATTCGGCCTCGGTTCCCAATTTTTCGCGGAGTTCAATGTTGATGGCCTGCTTCGCGGCGACTTCAAGTCGCGTATGGAAGGCTACGGCGCCGCCATTCAGTGGGGCCTGATGACGCGCAACCAGATCAATCGCCTCGAGAATCGGCCTCCGCTGCCGGCGGAACAGCGCGGAGACGAAATCATGGTGCCGGTCAACATGCGCTTTGTCACCGACCCCCAGCCGGCCCCGGGCGCGCCGCCCGATGGAACGCCCTTCGGTGGGGCAAGTTCGCGCGCGAATGGCAGCGAAGAGCATGTCTATGGAGGCAAGCCAAATGCTCACTGATGAACGAATCGCGCAATTGCGCGGGCAACTCGCAAAGCGCGAGCGCGAACGGCGCCGCTATGCCGCCGAGTTCAAGCTGGAACTGGCCTCGGCTGGAGGCCGGAAGAAAATCGAAGGCTATGCCGCCGTGTTCGGCCAAGACTCCCTTCCGATGTGGTTCGGCACGGAAGAGATCGCGCCTGGCACTTTCGCCCAGACAATTCAGCAGGACGACATCCGCGCGCTGTTTAACCACGACGACAATTATGTGCTCGGCAGAAACACCGCTGGGACGCTCACGCTTCGCGAGGATTCGCACGGCCTGCAAATGGAGATTCGGCCAGCGGACACGTCTTATGCGCGCGACCTCGAAGTTTTGCTGGAACGGCGGGACGTGACGCAGGCGTCCTTCGGCTTCGTGACGCTAGACGATGCGTGGTCGATGAAAAACGGGCAGGCACACCGGACGCTGACCCGCGTCCAACTTTTCGACGTGTCTCCGGTCACGTTCCCCGCATTCACGCAGACCGACGTGGGCGTGCGCAGCTTGGAAATGCGGGCCTTAATGGCGCTCGGCAAGTTGCGCGACAAAATTTCTCTGACCCCGGACGACCTGGCGGCGATGGATGCTGCGTTCCCCGACTTTCGGAGCGCTGCGGACGTTCGCTCGCCGGAAGCGGAAGCGAGGCGGCGACGTTTGCGGCTCGCCGAGGCGGAGATGGTTCCCCAGAACTTCTAAGGAGGAGGAGACATGCGGAAATTGATTGAGTTGCGGCAAGCACGCGCCGCGTTGATTGCTGAAGCTCGGGCCATCCAGGATAAAGCCGACAGCGAGAAGCGCGCGTTGACTGCGCAAGAATCGGACCTGTTTGACCAGAAAATGTCGAAGTCGGATGAACTGCAAACCGAAATCGATAACCTCGCGAAGGCCGAGCAGCGGAAGCAGCGGCTTGCCGAGGTCGAAGCCTCGCTCGAACATCGCGACGACCCTGCTGCTGGCGGGAGTCGCGACAACGGCGCAAGCGCGCGGAGCGTCCTGGAGTTCAAATCCCGTGCGCCATGGTCTCAGCGTCGCATGGAAATCGACGGCGACGAATACGGGATGACTTCGCGGCCCGAGTACCGTCGCGCGTGGGCCTATGCCTGGCGCGCGTTCGCGGCGCAGAAGGACGACCCCGCGCTGGCGAAGCGGCTCATGGCAAAGGCCGAAGTCGAGTTGCGTTCGATGCAGATGGACCTGAATACGGCTGGCGGCTTCCTCGTTCCGCCGCTGCAATTCATCGCGGACCTCATCATGGCCGTCGACGATCAGGTTTTCATCCGCCAGCTCGCGACGGTGCAAACGTTGACGAATGCGGTTTCGCTCGGAGCGCCCACGCTCGACAGCCAAGCTGACGATGCGGACTGGACTTCCGAGCTTGCCGTCGGTAACGAATCCGCCGGGCCGACGATTGGCCGTCGCGATTTGACCCCGCACCCGCTCGCGAAGTTCATCAAGGTCTCGAATAAGCTGCTGCGTGCGGCCGCGATTGACCCCGAGGCCCTGATTCGCGACCGCTTGGCCTACAAGTTCGCCATCTCGCAGGAGAAGGCGTTCATGAGCGGCACGGGCGCGGCCCAGCCGCTCGGCCTCTTTACCGCATCCCCATTCGGCATCTCGACGAATCAGGATAAGTCGACGGGCTCGGCGACAGGCTTCCTGGCCGACAATCTCATCGACGCGAAGTATGCGCTCAAGCCGCAATACTGGCCGCGCGCGCGCTGGCTCTTCCATCGCAACGCCATCGCCGCGATCCGCAAGCTGAAGGATTCGCAGGGGCAGTACCTCTGGAATCCGGGCGCGATCTCGGGTACGGCGGGCACCGGCTTGATTGCTGGTTCTCCCGACCGGCTGCTCGACCTGCCCCTCACCATCTCGGAATACTGCCCTGGCACGCTGACGACCGGGCTGTACGTCGGGATGCTCGCTGACTTCTCGAAGTACTGGATTGTCGATGCGCTGAGCATGAGCTTGCAGCGCCTGGTGGAACTCTTTGCCATGACAAACCAGACCGCCTTCGTGCTGCGCATGGAACTCGACGCCATGCCGGTTATCGAAGAAGCCTTCATCCGGCTGAAGACTGCCTAAGTCTCAGCCGCCAAAATCTCAAGCGAAGGGAGAATCTCGTGGAACAGAATCTTGGCAGTTTGTTTGGCGGCGCCCTCGTTGCAGTGCCTCAGACGGCCGTCGGAACAACTTCGGTCAACGGCTCGGCCATCGACATGCAAGGCTATGACGGCGTTACGTTCATCGGCGTCGTCGGAGCCTTCACGGATGGCAGCTTCGACCTGAAAGCACAGGATGACACGTCGGTTGGAATGGGAGCGGCTTCGGACCTTGCCGGGACAAAAACCTCGGCGACGGCCTCGAATAAGCTCGTCATTCTCGACGTGTATCGCCCGCAGAAGCGGTTCATCCGTCCGGTTGTCGCGCGCGGCGGTGCGACGGGGTCCGTCATCGGGTCCGTCGTTGCCATTCGCTATGTCGGCGACAAAAACCCGGTGCCCGCCGCGGCACAGGATGCCTCGATTGCCGCAATCAAATCGCTGGCGTCGCCTGCAAACGGCACGGCGTAAGACGGGCCCGAGTAAATCGACAGACGGGGCGGCTCTTCGGAGCCGCCCTTAGTTTTTTCCAATGCCGAATTTCATCCGCGTAAAAGAGCCTGAGGCCGACCCGGTGACGCTCGACGAGGTGAAACAGTACTTGCGCGTCACGAGCAGTGCGGATGATGACGTTTTGGAGCGCCTGATTGCGGTCGCGACGCGCTCCGTCGAGGGATGGCTGGGCCGCTCACTGATTCAGCAGCAGTGGCAACTCACGCTCGATAGCTTCCCATACCGGATGTTCCGGCAAGGCGTTCCATTCGCCGCCTTCAGAGACATTCGCTTGCCGCGCGCTCCGCTCGTCAGCGTCGATTCCATTTCCTATGTGGATGCTGGCGGCCAGACGCAAAGCATCGATCCCGCGACAGTGCAAGTCGACAAGTTCTCGCTGCCGCCATTCATCCGGCCTGCCTTCGGCAAGACCTGGCCGCCAACACAGGCTGTCGTCAATGCCGTCACGATTCTCTATACCTGCGGTTACGCCGACGCCGACAGCGTGCCCGAGACAATCAAGCTGGCGATTATCAGCCTCATTGCGCATTTCAACGAGAATCGTGAGCCGTTCCTTGTCAACGCAACAGTCCAAAAGCTCCCGCTTCACATCGAGAACATGCTATGGAACGAACGCATTCCACCATTCGACTTTACCGACGGCTGCTTAGCTCAGTTGTCCTGCTGACGCTGCTATTCGCGGCGAGCGCGAAGGCTCAGCAGAAGACTACCGTCTCGGACTCGCTCAGCGTCATTTCAGGCACGATCACCGGCTCGCTGACGATCACCGCAAATCAGACGTTCACGACCGTCGACGGATTCACGATTCTGGCGGGCACGAAGACGACGGTCTCGATTGGTCTGGCCGGGCATTTCAGCGTCGACCTGCCGCCTACCGTTCTCGCCGCGCCCGCGGGCAGCAGCTATTCGGTCGACTATGCGACGAACAAGGCGCGGTATCACGAAGTCTGGACGGTGCCAATCAGCGCCTCGCCTGTCGGCCTCTCCGCCGTTCGCGTGCTGTGGCCGAAAGACCCGACGGTTAGCATTCCCGCGGCGCAGTTTCTTCCGCCGCCTGGCTGCGTTTCGACGGAAGTGCTGCGCTGGACTTCGACTGTCGGCTGGATCTGCGCTCCCGACAACACCGGCTCGATTACGTTTTCTCTTGAGAATCCGCAGCCATCCGACTCCGGGCTGTTTCAGTGGAAGCCAAAGAATGGCCTGACGCTGACGCGCATCTCCTGCTCGACCGACGGCGGCACGGCAGCAATCAATTTGGAAGTGCGCAGCGAGGCGTCTCCAAACGCGGCTGGCACTCAGATTTTATCGACGCCACTTTCATGCAGCCCGAGTACGGCGTCAACCACGAGCTTTTCGGCCTCCAGCGTTCCCGGGTCGTCTCCTGTGGCGCTCATCGTATCGAGCACATCGGGTGCGCCCATTGTCGTTAGGGTCCACGCGGAATACCAACTCAACTAAATAAGGAGCGGAACCATGAAGTCACTCTTTCGTAAGGGTGTGCTCGGGAATTTCTTCGCGCACGCCGCGTTTTTTCTCGCACTGCTCGCCATCGGCTCGACTGTCACTCCGGTAATCGGCGCGGGGCAGATCGGCGAGCGCACCATCGAAGAGAATCACGTCAACATCAGCGCGCGCCACTGCGGAAAGTACGGGGTGCAGTATCTCTCTGGCAGGGAACTCGAAGTCGCGCAAACACTCTGCGCCAGCGATCCGACTACGCTCTACTACACTCACACGGACCACAACCTGCGTACGAACGCCGGAGGCGACGCTCAGGCATCGCAGATGGGGAATACCGCTACCCAGGCAGCTGCATGCAACTACATCGCCCTGTCGAATGACGCTACCGCGCCAGCGGCTGGCGATACTACCTTGGCCTCGGAGATTGCGGCGAACGGGCTATCGCGCGCACAAGGTACTTATGCCCACACGAACGGAACGAGTTCGTTCACTATCCAGAAGGTGTTCACCGCGACAGGGACGCAGGCCAGCCAAAAGACCGGCCTGTTCAATGCGGCTTCGTCCGGGACGCTCTGCTTCGAGAACACCTATACGCAGGTGACGGTGAACTCCGGCGATACGCTGACCGTGACCTGGACGATCAACATTTAGCTTTTTTGCGCTACTGCGGTGATTGATAGCTACGCGGAAGCTATTCGACTTCGCTCTTGGCGGTAGGCCGAAAGGTCGACGCCCTTCAGCTTCAGATAGGCAAGAAGCGTCCAGCGGCGATACCACGGCCAGTGAGCCAGCCATGACAACGCCGATGATGCTCGCGGATCGCTGTGATCGAAACGCGTCCAATTCATTCTCTTCCTCCGGTTGCAACATAGTGATCGAGTCGCGCAGCCATCGCTTTTGCCGCGCGCTTCGCATCGCCGTGCTTCGTGGCGTCGAGATAATCCGCGCGAAGGTTTGCCGGCCAGTAGACCCGCGCATCCTGCGGAGCGGCGAGAATCCGCGCTTTCAGGTCCCACAGTTCCTTCGTCTCCATAGGGCGGCAGTCTATCTGTTCCTTCCGCTACTAGCAATCGCGCAAGGGACCTACGGGCAGACTCCGGCATTCGTGCAGTCGTGGGGCGTCTTCAGCCCCAGCTCAGTGAATGTCACGCAGACTTCGGCGTCGAGTGTAAATCCCGGAGACACGGTGATTGTCCATGTGTTTTGCGGCGCGAATCCATGCACGGTAACCGTCTCCGGCAGTCGCGGCGAGACATACACGTCGCTGCGAGGGCAGGCTCTGGCCACGGACGGTGACTTTACGCAGGCGTGGTGCGGGAACCCAACGGGTACTGGCACAGATGACATCAGCGTGTCGCACAGCGGCGCAGTGGGGCTGGGGTTCATAGCGATTCACGTCACCGGAGCCAGTTGCACGACGGACGGAATCAATTCGAGCAATACGACGTGTTCTTCGGCGTGCACGAGCGGGAACATCACCACGACGCTGGCCAACGACTTCCTGGTTGGCCTCTACGGCAACACAAACAACTTCAGCACGTCCGTTGCGCTGGGCACAGGATGGTCGAATCTCGGATGTACGCGCACTACGGATGGCGCATTTCTCACCGGAGCGTCATGCTCCGGGCAGCGGACGATTACGGCTGTCGAGACACAACTGGCGTCAACTGCGGGTACTTATGCGGCGACCTTCAACGCGTCAGTAAGCGATGAAACCGCAATCATCGTGATTGCGTTGCGAGCCTCCGCCGGAGCAGGTTCCTTTACCGCCAGCCCGAGCGTGACACTCACGACATCTGACAGCGTTGGCCGAGTTTCGTCGCGCAATATCAATGTGACCGAGTCGGCCTCGGTTGTTGATGCGACGGCCAACCAGTATGCATTCCACATCGCAAAAGCGGAGACCCTGACAACCTCGGATGCGGGCGCGGTTGGACATTCCGAGTTTCGATCAGCCGCCGAAACGCTCTCAACCGTGGGCACCGTTGCGGTGATAAATGGCCGCAACCCGATTGAGAATCTGTCAACTGCTGGCAGCGTGGCAATCTCCGGCGTGTATTCACGCGGTCCTCCGGCGGAATCGCTGACCACGTCGGCCTCGGTGACGGCAACAAAGACGAAGCAGTTTGCAGTGAACGTGGCGGAATCCCTGATGGTGGAATCACTCCGTACAATAGACTCGGCTTCGGCGCAGCCTGCCCATCTCGGATCAGTCACAGAAACTTTGAGTCATTCCGACACAGCGACGGCAACGTCGCCGCGCAGCATAATTGTGGTTGAGAGCATTGCGACACAGGACAGCGTTGGCAGCGCAAGCCCATCGAATATCGCGCCAACCGAAAACCTCACGACGAACTCGAGTGTCACTTGCATGTCCTGCGTGGGAAATTTCTCCGAAACACTGCACACGCTTGACGTTGTCTCGGCGCTGAAAAACGGCTCGCAAAGCTTTTCCGTGACGCCAGTCGAGAATCTGTCGACCTCGGGAAGCGTAACCGCCCGAGCGTCTTTCGTAAGAGCTGTTGGCGAAGTGACCTCATCCGTGGACTCAACGACAACCGCCAGGGCGCTCCATGCTGCTGCTGTCGAGTCACTGACAACTTCAAGCGGCATAACGACCGGAGGGGCGATCAGCCGAACGGTATCAGAGGCGCTGTCCACGACCGATTCGGGGGTCGGCGTGCTTGCGAATCCATCGAATCGCGGAGTCTCGGAAGCGCTGACAACGACTGCTAGCGTGGCAGTACGGCAGAGCAGGTCAGCCTCACTGACAGAGAGCCTTACTGCGGTAGACGTGGCGACGGCGGCGGTAGCTCACCGGCTCGGGCTGTTCGAGAATCTCACGCTCGCGGACCAGGTAAGTGTGGTCGTCCAACGCGTGGGCACTCATCTGCGGCGGTCTATGGTGATTGACACGCCGTGAAGAAGCAGATCGCCATCGTCATCATCGGTCTGGCGCTCCTCACCGTCGCTTACGGTCAGCAGCAATGCTCCGTAACGCTCAATCGCGCACTTCACTTCGGACCCGTATCGGAGTCGCTTGCGACCACTGACTCGGTAGGGGCGTCCAAGTCAAGCTCTGGCGGCGGAGGTGGCATTCCCGCCTCAGCCGGATGGTTCTCGATCCCAAATACTGCGTGGACCAATTTGTGTCCGAATGCAGCGGGAGCGCGGCCTGATGTGCAAGGTCAAAGCGGTTGCAGCGCCGTGGTGGACGCGTGGGCTGGCGGTGCGGCTGACACAGTGCGAAACCGTCTCTATTTCACAGGTGGCGGTCATCACGATTACTACGGCAACGAAATTTACGCGCTCGACCTGAACACGCTGACGATTTCGACACTAAACCGAGCGAGCGATGCCAGCAGCTTGAACACTAATTCCAATTCGTACGACACGATGCCGGATGGGACGCCTGGCGCAAGGCACACTTACGGCGGCATCGCGTACTACCCGGATAATGACTCTATCGTGATGATGGGCGGAGGACCGCCTAATCCGGGCGGAACGGTTTCGACGACGTGGGCAATCAGCATCTCGAAGCTGAATCCGGCAACGACGATGGGCGTGCAACCCTCGGGCGCGGCAAAAAACATGAACCCGACTCTTGTCGGCGGTTCGCTTGTCGGTCAGTTCGGAAACGTCGAGGCGTACGACCCGAATATGCGGCTGATGTATCTGTGGGAACCGTGGGAGAGTCAGCCCGGCCAACTCTGGAGCTACAATCAGGCGACGAACACCTACACGTTCATTCGTTCGATGACTGATTCCGGCGCTTTTAGCGACGGAGACCAGAGCGGCACTTACGACCCTGTGCATCAGATTCTATACGCTGTCGGCAACGGAAAGATTCTCGCGGTAAGCATGGCGAGCGGGAGTAATCACGTTCCAACGAATTACGGCAGCGCGAGCGGGTGCAACACTGCGGCTGTCTCATCCACTCATCCGGGCGTAGCTTATGATTACGCAGACGGCAATCTTGTCATCTGGAACGGCGGAAATTCCGTCACCGTTTTCAACTCAACTTCGCACACATGTACGACTGAGACTTACAGCGGCGGTCCGACAACGGTCGGTGCGAATGGCACATTTACGCGCTGGCAGTACTTCCCGTCGCTCGGTGTGTTTGCGGTCTGCAATTCGAAATCTGAAAATTGCTTCACGTTGCGTCGCACCGTGGACGTAGTTTCCGCGAACGGCTTTGCGAATCGTGTTGCTGGAATCAACACGCCGGGCGGTGCAAGCTCGATTGTTAGTTGGCAGAGCTTCGATACCTACCCGCAGACAAACAAGCAGCAGTACTTCCAGACGAATATCGCGTCGCAGCTGAATACGGATTGCACGCAGGCTAACACGGATGGTTGCGCTCTCGAGTTTTCTTTCAAGAACGGCGACTTTCAGGCCGGGCCCGGCTGGTTCAACTACAATTTTTCTCCGAGTTTGACCGCGTTGTACGGCCAGAACTCAGAGTTTTACGTACAGTACAAGGAACGCATCACATCGTCGGCGCTCTCGCGTTCGTCATGGGATAGCGGATTCACCGACTGGAAAATGGCGATTCTGCGCGAGGGCGACAGTAATACTACGCAGGCAACGAACTGTTCTAGCACGCCTACGGATTTGGTGCTCGATTCGGATGCCGGGCACATTGCATCTGCGGTGATGCCGTGGGTGTATGTCAACTGCGGAAACGCAGGCACGCTGAATTTTCTTAACTCTCCGTTTCAGCCGATTCAGTATCCGCTGGTTTCTGGCGCAACGGACCTGCTGGACCAGCCAGCAAGCGGCGGTCCGCATTACGGCAGTGGAGTGAATGGCTCAACGGTGCCGGTAACGGACCCAACAGCGTGGAACTTCACGGCCAATGAGTGGTTTACGATTCAGGCGCACGTGAAAATCGGCACATGGAATACGGCGACTTCGGTAATCGAGATGTGGGCGTGTCATCAGGGACAGCCATGCAGGCTGGTGACGAATGCGGCGGATGCTGCGCTGAACGACACGGGCGGAAGCGTCACTGACAAGTTCGGAGCTATTGTGCTGCTGCCCTACGCAACGGGCGCAACGTGGCTCACAAACGTGAACTACTGGTACGACGACCTGATTGTATCGAATCGGCGCATACCGGACCCGGATGTGGCGACGCCCAATGCGCCGGATTCGTTGTCGCTTTCCTCGATTTCGAGTTCGAGCATCACCGTCAACTGGAGAGTGAACTCGAACAACGGAACGGCGCAGGACGACACGGGCTTTCTCGTCGAGCGATGCACCGGGACAGTTGGAACGTGCATGCCTAATCCGCAATCGGGCTTCACGCAGATTGGCACGACCGCGGCCCACGCTTCCAGCTACGTGGACAATACGGTGAGTGCGGGGCACACGTACACGTATCGGGTGCGAGCCAAAAACGCGAACGGAAATTCCGCTTACACTGTCGCAATTTGTTTCAACTCGGGTTCTACTACTTGCGGCGGTACTGCGGCGATTTAGGAGAGGACAGAATGAGAATATTTTCCACGGTTCTTCTGATGTTTGCATGCGCAGCGCACGCTGCGGCCCAGAGTCAAACGTCCAACTCATTGCCGTTTACCGCGTTCGCTGCGCCTCCCGCGCCGGTGCTGACTTCGCTCGGCGGCCTCACGGCGAAGGGCAATATCTACGCCGGCGCGAAGATGCCGATTAACGGGACCGGCTTTTCGAGCTCCTGCATCGTCAATGTGGACGGCACAGCGCAGCCGACCTCGACATTTGCGTTTGTCTCGGCTACGGAAATCGACTACACGATTCCTGCGTCTCTGGGGTCTGTGGCGGGAAGCGCGCACACGCTGACTGTCAGTTGCCCGCAACCGGCGCTTGCCGAGAATATCCCGGTGACACTCCCAAACGCCGTGGCGAAAGTCGCATACTCGGCGGCCCTCACGAGCCAGTTCTCGGTCCAGAATGGGACCGCTCCGTATCGCTGGAATTTGTCGCAAGGTTCGTCACTTCCAACGGGCTTGTCTTTGTCGCCATCGACGGGCGTTGTAAGCGGCATCCCTTCCTCTGCCGCCTCCGTCGCCTTCAATTTTTTCGTCAGTGACGCTGCGGGCGTCGCCTGCACGAATAGCACCGGGCTTCTCGCGGCAATGCTCAAGCCGGGCGTGCGAATCGGGGCGGCCGGAAAGTGACGGAATCCGTGAACGGCATCTGGAAGAGCATCGCACTCTTCCTCGGCGGCGTCGTTCTCAGTCTCACCGCCATGTGGGCAACCTATGTGCGCGGGGCAATCTCACGCGCCGACATGGAGCAATACGTCAATCAGCGTTTCAGCTCCATCGAGCAGCGGCTTGCCGAACTCAGCCGAAATATGACGGAGCTGCGAGAACTGACCGCGCGGATCGACGAGCGCACGGCTCGCGGCGCCGGCAAGCAACAAAAGGAGCAAGCCCAATGAGAGCGCTGCTGATGTTCTCGGGCACGACCGCGCTGACAAGTCTTGGCGTGTGGCTACTCTATCTTCTCGGCCAGTTCCTTCACGTCCTGCTGACGGCCAACCTCGCGGTGCACAGCAAGATCAACGGCATCGGGTCATTTGCCACCTATTTCCGCACGCGCTGGATACCGATTGCTTGCCGCTTTTTTCTGACGACACTGACCTTCGTGCTCATCTGGAATAACCCGGACCTTTTCGATATCGAGCGCTTCGTGAAAACCACCGCGACTCGCATCGCCATCGCCGGGATCCTCGGCTGGTTCTCGGACAGCGCGTTTGACAAGGTGCTATCGCTGATTCCTTGGCTCCAGAAGGAGCTTCCCGCAGTTGACGCGACATGAGGGCAGGCCAGCTCAAGGACTTCGTGACCATTCAGCGCCCGGTCGCGCAATCGGACTCCGCTGGCCAGCGTTCGGAGTGGGAAGTCCACGTTAAAGCCTATGCGGAAGTGGTTCAGTTGCAGGGCAAGGAGCTTGTGACTGCGCGTCAGATATTTTCGAGTGTCACGACTCGCGTGCGCCTGCGATATTTCGACGGCGCGGGAGTGGATGCTTCCATGCAGGTGCTCGTCGATGGCCGGGTGCTCGACATTCTCTCCGTGATTGATCTCAACCGGAAGCATGAAACTCTCGAACTGATGTGCGGAGAGGCTGCATAGGGATGGCGCTTTCTTCGGTCGGTCCAGAGATTGCCGTCTCGATAGACGGCCTCGACGAGCTGGAGAAGAACCTGCTCGCGCTGCCGGAAGATTTGGCAAAGAAGGCTCTCGGCGCGGCGGCGCGCAAGGCCATGCGCGGAATGCAGCAGAGAATCCAGCAATCGGCTCCGGTGAAAACCGGCAGGCTCAAGAAGGGTATTCAGGTCCGCTCGAAGTTCATCGGCGATGGAGTCCGCGGCGGAACAATCATCGTCAGCATCGGTTTGCAACTGAAGCCTAAAGAGCAGTCGGTCTTCTATGGGAAGTTCGTCGAACTCGGCACGGTGAGAATCAAGACTCCGCACCCCTTCATGAAGCCCGAATTTGACGCCTCGGCCGCGTCGACGATTCAGACGTTTGCCAACGAGCTGGGAGATGCCATCGAGCGCGTCGCGCGCAAGGCGAAACCAAAGCTGTGAGCGAGGCAATGACCATCGAAGAAGTGATGCGCGCGCGACTGATGGCAGATACCGATCTCGGGCCGCTCATCGGCGACCGGATTGCGCCAGATGTCGCACCGGGTAAGGCGCAATTCCCATTCTTGCTCTATCAGCGGCTGAGTGCGCAGGAAGAATATGACATCGAAGGCGCACCGTTCATGGAGATCGCGCGTATTCAATATTCCTCCCTTGGCGAAACGTGGATTGCGGCGCGACGCCTCAGCGATGCCGTGCGGTCTGTCGCGCTCGGCGTGCGGGGAACTTTCGATGGTATCGTCATCGATTCGGTTTACGTGGCCGACCAGCGGGACCAGGGCTATGACGAGATTGCGGGTTCCTACCGATGGGACTTGGACCTCGAAATCTATCGGACTCAAATTCAAACTTGAGGTGAGAAATGCCGAGAACCGCTTTAGCAGCCGGAGCATACAAGACAATCAAGGGGCCGAATCCGGGCACCGTGAATCCGGGCGACCTGACCTTTGCGCCAGTCGCCTCCGATAACACGAATGGCAATACCTTCGTGCCTGCCGTCGGCGACATCCTGCTGATTCAGAACACCCACGCGAGTCTTGCTCGTACCATTACGCTGACGAGCTTTCCCGATGAGCGCGGCCGCCTCGGCACGATTGCGAGCTATAGCCTTGCCGCCGGTGAAATCGCATTTTTCCATTTCGGCGACCTGACCGGATGGAAGCAGTCCGATGGCACCATCTGGCTCGACAGCAGCGGGGCCGAAATCAAATACCTGATTCTTCGCAAGCAGTAATTCACGCACAATTTTCTGAGAGAGGAGAAATTTCGTGGCAAGTAACGCAAAAACGGCAATCGGTTCGCAGTTGAAGAGAGGCGATGGCGGCTCGCCAGAAACATTCTCCAAGATCGCGGAAATCAAGTCGATCAAGGGGCCATCGCAGGAAGCGGACCTTATCGAGGTCACAAACCTTGATTCGACAGGCGGCTATCAGGAGTTCATTCCCGGACTAAAGAAGGGCGGCACGCTCAGTTGCGAGGCGAACCTTGTCCCGCAGGATGCGACCTTCAAGACGGTGCTCTCGGACTTCGAGACGCAGCGGAAGGCCAACTGGCAGCTCGTTCTCTCCGATCCGTCGAACACAACGGCTTCATTTGCGGGCTACGTCTCGAAGCTCGACCGGACCTTCGACCCGAAGTCCGCGATGTCCGTCACCATCGAAATCACCATCACCGGCCAAATCACCTTCGCGCCGTAAGACACGAAAGGAACGGCATCAATGGGATACGTAGCCCCGTCCAGCATTACGATCTCGCTCGACCGCGAGCGAAAGTGGCAGTTCGACATGAACGCGATGATCGCCCTCCATCAGGCGCTCGGCGCTGATGCGTTCGAGCGGATCGAGCGCCTGAAACCGGAGGAAGGGCAGCCTGCTCCAAAGCTCACGCCTGAATCTCTGGAAGTCTTCCGCGCGCTCTTCTGGTGCGGGCTTGTCACGGGAGATCCGAAGCTCACGCTCGAGGAGGCTGGCGCGCTTGCCACACCGCGCTCGCTTATCGAAGCGCTGCCCGGAATCCTCAAGGCGATGAACGAGGGCATGTCGGACCCTACTGTCGCGGCGGCAGCGGAGCCGTCGCGGGAACAGACCTCTGGGCCTTCTCCAGAATAAGTCTCGGCCTCACGGAAGCCGACTTCGACAGTATCAGCCCGGCCCGCTTCTTCGCTCTTTGCAGAGAATGGCGGAAGAAAGAAGAGCGCGAAGACCGCAGGACGGCCCTGGTCGCGTTCACTATAGCAAGCTGCCTCGGCAAACGGCGCGATGGAGGCGACTTCCGCATCGAGGACTTCATGCCTGGCCCGCGCGAGCCAGAAGAGCAATCGCCCGAAGAAATGCTGCAAATTTTGAGGAGCATCGATGGCAGTAACAATCGGTGAACTGCTCGTAAACCTGCGAGCGTCTACTGCGGCATTCGCCAAAGACCTCGACAAGGCGCAGCAGCTCTCCCTCGATTCGGCAAAGGAAATCGAGCGCTCATTCACGCGCGTCAGTGGCGTAATCGCAACCGAGTTGGGCGCAGCCGCAACGGCGATAACCGCGGCCGTCGCCGGGGCAATCGAGAATGCCGATAAAATGGGCATTCTCGCGCATCAGGCAGGCCTCACGGCGGACCAATTCACCGCGCTGGCCTACGCCGCAAGCCTCAGCGATGTTTCCGCCGAAACGCTCAATTCCGCCCTCGTCAACCTATCGAAAAACCTCGAAAAGTCGAATCAAGAGACGCAGGAAGGCGCTGCCGCGCACACGGCGCTTGCCACTCTTTACGGCGGCTCAATTCCCACATTTAAGAATACGAACGATGCGTTCCTTGACATCGTTCAACGTCTCCATGACCTCGGACCCGGCTACCAGCAGACGGCGCTCGCTTCGCAAATATTCGGACGGCAACTCGGCGCGCAACTGGTGCCCATGCTTGATTCAAAAAAAGGCATGGCCGAACTGGCTGAGGAAGCCAAGTCCTTGGGCGTCGTCATCAGCGACGACCTCGCGAATAAGGCGAATCAATTAGATGATACTGTCCTAAAAATTGAGGACGGACTAAAGGGCCTTGCGCTTCGCGTCGCAGTTGACCTCCTGCCTTATCTGCAAAAGCTCGCAGATCAATTCCTCGACAGCGAAAAGAACGCGCAAAAATTCGATGACCGCGTTCAGAGCCTTGCTGCGGGCGTCAAAATCCTCGCTACAGGCGCTGTCGCAATTTACGGCGCGCTGCGATTTATCGCCGATGGCGCGGCTGAGGCTTACGTCGCGATAACGCTCCTCGGCAAGGCCTTGCTCAATCCGCAAACGGACTGGCGAGAGGGAATCGACCAACTAAAGGCTCTCGACAAGCAATGGGAAGATGACACGCGGAGCACCATCAGCACGATTCAGGGCCTCTGGACAGACCTGGGCAAGACCGTTGCATCCTCCGGCAGCGCAGGCGGAGGGGGCGGCGGCCTGGCCGGCGGCCTGTCGAAATCACAGAAGGATTTGCAGTCCGCAATCGATGCGACGGTCGCAAGCCTCTCGCACGAGATCAACGAGCTGACCCTCGGCGCGAACGCTACGCAACTCTATGAGCTTCAGGTCAAGGGCGCGAATGATGCAATCCTCAACTACGTCCAAACGCTGCAAACCTACGTCGAGCGCCTGAAAGATGGGCGGGATGTGCTCACTGGCCTGCCGCCGCTCGTGCAATCGACCGCCGATGTCTCTGGCGAACTCGACACGACCTGGCAGGATTTGTATGAGCAAGGCGTTCGCCTCTGGTATGACACTCGCACAAACATCGAGAAATACGCGCTCGCACAGAACGAACTAAACGCCATCGTGGCCGTCTTCCCCGAATTTGCCGACGCGGCAAAGCAGAAACTTCAGGAACTCGCTCAGCAGCTTGGCCTCGTCGCGCAGCCCGAGCAAAAACTGCATCTCGATTTTCGCGCCTTTGCGCGAGACATGGTCGACGGGTTCGCTCAGGCCATCGTCGGCGCGCGGAGCTTCGGAGACGTTTTGCGGCAATTGGTGGTAGACCTGGAAGAGGCGATCCTAAAAACGCTCGTCTTCCAGCAAATCAGCAGCGCGCTGAGCGGCAAAACCGGAATCCTCGGCTTTATCGGCAGCATTTTCGGCGGCTTCCGTGCTTCCGGCGGCCCGGTAAGCGCCGGAACCTCCTACGTCGTCGGCGAAAAAGGCCCGGAGATCTTTACGCCAAGCACTTCCGGCATGATCGTGCCAAACGGCGGCGCTGGCGTCCAAGTTGTCTACAACATCGACGCGCGCGGAAGCTCGATTACCGAGCAGCAGTTCCGGCGCTCGCTTAAGGACAGCGAAGACCGCGCTGTTGCGCGCGCCCTTGTGACGCAGCGCGAACTCTCGCTTAGGACCGCATGAGTATCACCTATCCGCTGTCGCTGCCCTCGTCTCCGCCCGGAATCGAGGCAATCGAGCTTTCGTCGAATGACGTTGTAGGCATCGGCGCGTCTCCGTTCACCGGGCAGCAGCAGATTCTCGAATGGCCCGGTAACTGGTGGACGGCGCGCATCTCTCTCCCGCCGATGTATCGCGTTGATGCCGAGCGATGGATCGCGTTTCTCGTGTCGCTCAAGGGCATGTCGGGAACTTTCCTGCTGGGCGATCCGAACGGAAAGACGCCGCTCGGAATCGCGACAGGAACGCCGCTCGTGAACGGCTCGAATCAGACCGGCAAGGTGCTGGCGACGAAAGGATGGACGCCGAGCATCGCTGGGATTCTGAAAGCTGGCGACTACCTGCAAATCGGCAGCGGCGCCACGACGCGCCTCTACAAGGCGATGAAGGATGCGAATAGCGACGCGTCGGGCAACTGCGTCGTGGATGTGTGGCCCTCAATCCGCGACCTGCCCGCGGACGGGGCCGCAATCGTCACTTCGTCGGCCAAAGGCACCTTCCGCCGAAACTCGAATCAGCAGGCGTGGACAATCAACAAGGACAAGACGTACTCGATAGCCTTTGACGCCATAGAGGCGATATGACGCGAGCGCTCACTAGCGCGATGGGTACTGCCATCGCCGCGGACAAGGTCTATCCGGTTGTCTTTGTCGAAATCAGCTTCGCTTCCGGCATCGTGAGATTTTGGTCGGGCCTCGGGCCAATCACCTGGAACGGCCTGACATGGTACGGCACCGGCGCTCTCGGTTCGATGTCGCAGCTCCCGGAAACGAGCGATTTGCAGGCACAAGGCGTTTCGCTATCGCTCTCGGGCATCCCATCGGACATTCTCGCGGATTGTCTCGGCGAAGTGCGTCAGGGGAAGCCAGCGCGAATCTGGTTCGGCGCCATGGATGCATCCGGCGGCCTGATTGCCGACCCGTATCAGGCGATGGCGGGCCGCGTCGACGCCGTCAAGCTCTCCGAGGGCGGAGATACTTCGACGATTACGGTCAATGTGGAAACCCAACTCGTCGATATGCAGCGCGCGCGCGATCGCCGCTATACCGACAAGGACCAGCAGTTTTATTTTCCCGGCGACCTCGGTTTCCAATACGTGCCCGCGATGCAGACATGGACTGGCGTCTGGGGCCGCAAAACCACAAGCGCAAGCTCTGGCGGCGGAGGCGGCGGAAACGGCGGCGGAGGGTCGAAGAATCCGAGGTTTGCGGCCTGATGTCCTTGGAGCGGCTCGACGATTGGGACTTGCGACTGAATGAACTCGTTGCCGACCGCGGGAACTCGCCATTTTCATGGGGCGCAAACGATTGCATCCTGTTCGCCTGCGATTGCATTTTGGCGATCACGGGCACGGACCTTGCGGCGGAATTTCGCGGCAAATATCGAACACGATTGCAGGCAGCGCGCATCCTGAAGGACTTCGGCGGCCTCGAACGGTTGGCCGACAGCTTCGCTGCGAAGCATGAAATTCCGCGCCTCGAATTTCCGGCACTCGCGCAGCGCGGCGACGTTGGCCTTGTCGAATCAGGTCACGGCCTGGCGCTGACGGTAGTGGCCGACAGATACGTCGTCGCACCTGGCGCTTCCGCACTCGAATTTATTCCTTTCTCGCGCCTGACGCGCGCATGGAGAATCTGACATTCCGGTAATCGTTCCCATCCTGATCGGCCTCGGCATTGCGGCCTCGGCCGCGCCTATCGCCGTCGGCATTTTCGGCAGCATCTTTCTCTTCAACATGATGGTCGGCATCGGCCTGACGACGGTGCTGAGCGGCGTCGGGCGGCTCCTGCAAAAGCGCCCGAATCTCGCGCAACTCATTTCCGATTCCGCCAATCGCGCCGTCACCGTCAGGCAGCCGATCTCGTCCTGGCGCGTGATTTACGGATCGCTCGGGCAGGTTGGGGGCATCATCACGTTCATGCATGTCGAGGGCACGAGCAACGAGTTTCTGCATCTCGTCATCACGCTCGCGGGCCACAAGTTGCACGCCATCAATACCATGTACTTTGACGGTGTCGCCGTTCCGCTCGATGGTTCCGGCAATGCGACGGGCAACTATGCTGGCTTCGTCTTTGTCGAAAAGAATCTCGGGACGACGACGCAGTCGGCTTTCGCCGATCTCGTCGCCAAATCGGGCGGCAAATGGACTTCAGCACACAAGCAACTCGGCCGCGCGGGCGTCCATGTTCGCCTCAAATTCGACCAGAACAAATTTCCGAACGGCATCCCGAATATCACTTTCGACGTACAGGGCAAAGAGGTCTATGACCCGCGCACGAACGCGGCGGGATTCAGCAACAATGCGGCGCTCTGCATTGCAGACTATCTCACGACGAAGGATTACGGGCTAAACGCCAAGACGCAGTTCGCGACGCGAATGCAAACCTCCGGCGGCTCGGCTCTGACGAAATCGATCTCGCAGGTAGTCACGCCATCGGTCAACGCTCAGGATTACGAGCTGCTGTGCTTCGTCGAAAATATCGGCACGAAAGACGCACAACTGAACATGCGTGACACGGCAGGCTCGCTCGGGACGGTTCCCGTCCTCGTGAAGGCGGGCACTAAAGGGAACGTCTATCAGCGCGTGACCGGAGACGGCGTAGCCAATATCCAATTTTGCGTTCAAAGCACGTCCGTCGGCGACTCGCTCGACCTGCTGCTGTTCAACCCCATCATCAGGCGCGCCGGGCTCGACGAGAACCTGCTGGCTTCGCAGGATTTCACAACCGGCTTTGGCACGCTCAGCGGCTCATCAGTTACGGTTACGCAAGGACATCTCGCCTCCGTCGAAATCGACCGCGCGGCGCTGATTACCGCCGCGAATATCTGCGATGAAGCCGTGACGCTGAAGGCTGGCGGTACGGAGGCGCGGTATACCTGCAACGGCGCTTTCGAGACAAGCACGGTCCCGTCCGAAATCATCGCCGGGATGCTCAGCGCAATGGCCGGCCGCTTGGTCTACAGCGGCGGCGTCTTTCAAATCTTCGCAGGCTCCTACCTGACGCCGACGGCGACGGTTACAGATGGCGATTTTCGCGGCCCGATGAGCCTCACACTGGCAAAATCGAAGCGCGACCTCTACAACGGCGTCAAGGGCGTCTACGTCTCGCCGCTCAATAACTGGCAGCCGAGCGACTTTCCTCCATTCCAGAACGCGGCCTATGTCGATGAGGATGGTGAGGAAATGTGGGCCGATGTCGAGATGCCCTTCACGACTTCGGCTCCGACAGCGCAGCGCCTCGCCAAAATCCAGCTTGAGCGCAATCGGCGGCAAATCACCGGCGTGCTTCCGCTGAAGCTATCGAAGTATGGCATTTCGACGCTCGACGTGATTCAGATCACGCACTCGCGTTTCGGCTGGACGAATAAAACATTCGAGGTTGTGTCGCTCAATCTCGTGCAGGATTCAGGCGGAAGCGATGGCGCTCTCATCGGCGTAGACGTTTCGGTGCAGGAGACGGATTCCAACGTCTACGTCTGGACGCCATCGGTAGACGAGCAGAACGTTGACGCCTTCCCAGCCGTCAATCCCTATGACCCAACGCAGGTGGGCAGCGTCTCAAGCCTCGCCGTCGCCGCCGCAATTGTAACCACGCCTGACGGCGTGCAGATGCTTAAGGGCAGGCTGAGTTGGACTTCGCCCGCAGACGAGTTTGTCCTTGCCGGCGGCCGCATTCATATCTACGTGAAGAAGCATTCCGACGCGAACTATCTCCAGGCTGGCGTCGTGAGCGGACGCGAAGTTTCCTTCGACGTGCCGCTGATTCTGAGCGGCGTGGCCTACGACTATCAGGTCATCTGCGAGAACATCCACGGCGTCCTTGGCTCGGCCGTCACGCTCTCAAATCAGACCGTCAATTCCTCCGTCAGCGGAATGCTGACCTATCGCCCTCTGACGAATCCGCTGACCGCGCATGACGCCGGCGCGACGGCGACGATCAATGTCGGGTCGTTCACGATGCGGATCCAGGGGATCGGCGACGTCAGCATAAACTCGGGAGCGATCACCGGGCTTTCGTTCAATACTCTCTATTTCATCTATTACGACGACGACCAGCTCGCCGGCGGCGCGGTGACATTCGTAGCGACTACGACAAAAGAGACCACACTCGACGGCAACGGCCGATTTTTCGTCGGATCGATCCTCACGCCGATCGACGGCTTCGCAGACACCGGCGGCAACAATGACGGGGGAAGCGGAGCGCAGAGCGGGATGCTGAATCGGGTCTACTTGACGCAGATCTCGCAGTCGCTTTTCGGTAATGCGGCCGTAGCGAATGGCTTCCAGTTCGCGGACTCGGACGAGAGGACCAGCGCTGAGCTTTCGGCGACGGCTAACGGCTCAAATAATTTTGGCACCTTGCGACTGACCGGCGGCGCGGGGATGAATCGCCGTTACACTTCGGCGACGCTGAATATCCTCTACTCAGTTCCTACCAACACGACCGCGGGCGGCCCCGCAGGAATTACCGTCGCTCAGGTCCTCGGCTGCATTCTCGGGAGCGACGGGAATCTATACGACTTTTTGGACAACACGGCCTTGACGGTCAACATTCCGCAAGGCGGGGGCACCGTGGCGAAGACGAAAGTCTCTATCGCCATCCCGCCTGGTACGAATCTCAACCAGGTCTGCGCTGTCCTGAACGTTCTCTTCGGAAATACGGCCAGTAACTCCGGGCAGATCAAGATCGACGGATTTCTGGCTTATCTCGAGCTGGTTGAATAAGGGCGCGATATGCAACTGACAATTAGCGTCGGAGATTATCGGGTCGTCGTCGACGTCCAGCGATGCGGCAAGGCGCATGACCTTCTCGACTTCGTCGCTACGTGCGAGGGCAAGACGGTCGCCGGCAGGATGACGGTCAGCGGCGGGCACGGAAAGACGCCCGAGCAGCTTGAGCGCGAAATCCGCGAATTTGCGGAGCGCATCGCGCATGAAGCCGCCGAAGACGCGCATCTGCATAAGCTGACTTCGAGCGTTCTCGAGCCACAACAAGGAGAAAGCCAATGAGCGTAGGCCAAGAACTGGAAAAAATCGAAAACACCGTCTATCTGCCGTTCACGCTTCGCGTCCTCGGAATCGCCGTGCTGACTGTGACCGTCTGGAAGGGCGTGCACGGCTTCTTTCCGACCGCAGGCATCCTGATTGGCGGAGCCATGCTGCTCGTCGGCGGCATGTTCAACAAAATCTACAAATAGGCGCCCGTGGACAACGTCTCGGAAGCAAACCTGGGCGGCGTGCATCCCGAGCTTGCCCGACGCGTGCGCAGACTCGCGGATAAGTGCGAGGCGAACGGCATCGCTATTCGAGTGACGCAAGGCCTGCGCACTTGGGGCGCTCAGGACGCGCTCTATGCTCAGGGTCGCACGGCGCCGGGCAAAATCGTGACGAACGCGCCTGGCGGCCATTCGATGCACAACTTTGGCCTGGCGGTCGATATCGTTCCCGCAGCGGAAGGCTTTCCGTCCTTTGTGCCCGACTGGAACGCGATGGACTTGCGCTGGAAAAACGTGCTCGCGCTCGCGAAAACGTGCGGTCTCGCGGAAGGTGCCGAGTGGCGAACCTTTCCAGACATGCCGCATTTGTACCTCGAAGAGTGTCCCGCGAATCCTGACGACAATCTGCGCTACGCCTTCCGAGAAGGCGGACTCGAAGCCGTATGGCGCGAACTGAAGCTCCCGGAGGCGACAACGTGAAGCCCGCGGCGATTCCTGCATTGCTCGCGGCCCTATTGCTCGCCGGATGCGCTATGCGACGCGCCGACGTTCACCGCATCTGCGACCGATGGATGAGCGGCCCGCAAGTCCATCTGGAACGGTGGGGCGACGGCCTTGTGTGCGTCGAAGACTACAGCGGCGCGAGTGCCTACGCCGCAGCCGTGCCGGAGACGCAGATTCACTGCGAGGCAAAACAATGACGGCGCGCGCAAAAATTGAGGTTGCTGTCGCGGTCGCTGCCGTCCTTGCGGCTGCGCTCGGATCGCGCTCTTGGCTCTCGGAGCATGACGCTCGACTGAAAGCCGAGGCCGATTCAAGAGCGAATCAGCAGGCGATCGCGGCAAACCAGCTGCAGATCGCATCTCTCGCTCAGATGATCCAGCAGGTTCGCGACGACAATGCAAAGCAGGTCGCTGCGCTCAATCAGACCGTCGCCGCGCTCAAAACGCCTGGCGATCAGATGGCGTGGATCCTCGAGCAGCTCAAGACCTCGCAGCCAATCAACGTCAATATCCCGAAGGACCCGAACCAGGCCGCGACGGCCGTCGTCCCTCAGGCCGATATCCCGCAGATCCTCGCGCAGGTTCAGGCCTGCCAGCAGTGCAAGCTCGACCTCGCCGCGAAGGAGCAGGAACTCGGGTATGTCCAGCAACAGAATGCGAAACTCGCGGATTCGCTCAAAGCAACGACGGACGACCGCGACGAATGGAAAGCCACGGCTCAAGGCGGCACGAAATGGCAACGCTTCAAGCGCGCGGCGAAGTGGTTTGCGATCGGCGCGGCCGCGGGCGTCGTCGCCGACCGTCTGCATCACTGAGGGTTAATCGATGTTGGGTCCGGCACGGCGAACCGCCGAACCTGACCGTCGACAATAACGGCGACACCTGCAACGCCGGCGCCGGCTCGATCCTCACCCCGCAATGGCACGGCTTCCTCAGGAACGGCGAGCTCGTCACCTGACTTTGCAGACGTCTGCAAAGTCTAGTCTGGTGGCAGTTGTGGTGGCACTTCGTTTTCCTTTTGTCCCTGCCTGCAGCCACCTCTAGCCGCTTGCATCCACTGACGACAAAGGACTTATCTCGCAACTACTTGAAAACGCGGGTGCCTTTCGCAGACTCAAAATCCAGTGGTACTTAGTACCGTGTGGGTTCGACCCCCTCCTCCGGGACCAGTGAACGCGTCGCGCGGGTTCAGCCTGGCTGCGATTTTTTCCGCTCCTCAATAACGTTGCCA